TTGACCGATGACTGGCTCGCGGTGATCGACCGCTACCTGATCCACCAACGCGCGGGAGGGTCGCCGGAGACCACGATCAGCACGCGTCGACAACACCTCCAGCACCTCGCCCGCCGGATCGAGTGCGGGCCGTGGCAGGTCACCGGCGACCTGCTGCTGGAGTGGACCGGGGCGCAGACTTGGGCGCGCGAGACCCGCCGAGGTCGCCGGTCGACGTTCCGCAGTTTCTACGGGTGGGCGCACGGTCGCGGCCTGATCACCGTCAACCCCGCCATCGACCTCCCCCGCGTGAATGCGAGCGAGCCGACGCCGCGGCCGGCACCCGATCGGGTATATCACGAGGCGCTGCTGCACGCGGGCCCGCGCGACCGGCTGATCCTGCGGCTCGGCGCGGAGATCGGGATGCGGCGCGGAGAGGTCGCCGTGGTGCACTCCGACGACCTGGTTGAGGACCTGGTCGGCTGGTCGCTGCTCGTGCACGGGAAGGGATTGAAGAATCGCACCGTGCCGCTGACTGAGGGTGTGTCGATCGACCTGAGGAACCTTCCTGCCGGGTGGGCGTTCCCGGGGTCCGTTGACGGGCACCTGTCGCCTCGCTGGGTCGGCAAGATCGTAACGCAGCTCATGCCCGGCAAGTGGACGATGCACACGCTGCGGCACCGGTTCGCCACGAGGGCGTATTCGGTCGATCGCGACGTGTTCACCGTCCAGACCCTGCTCGGGCACGCCTCCCCCGCGACGACGCGACGCTATGTGCAGCTCGACCAGGCGCAGCTGCGCCGGACCGTGGTGGCCGCATCGGCCTGATTGTAGGTACTCCACAAGCCCGTCCGGGACGATTCGGACGGGCTTGTGGCATTACTGCACGATCACGTGGCAATCGTTGCCGATACCTCCGAGCGACCTGGTCGCGATCGCTTCGTCGACGCAGCGGCCGCGGTGGCCGGCTGAGAGGTTTCCTCTAAACGTGCTTGCCCGTCGTGATGAGGGCGTCGACGTCGTCGGTCGGGGCTCCGGGCTGGACTGCGTGGAGGAGGTTGGTCAGGCGGGTGTTTTCGGCGAGTAGGGCGGTGGTGGTGCCGTTGGTCTGCTTCTGGATCGTCTCGATCGTGGCGGTCTGTTTGCTGAGCACCTCGCCCTGCTTGCCGAGCGCGTAGAACGTGACGACGCCGGTCGATGCGAGGCCGAGGATCGTCACGACCAGGCCGATCGCGGTGGCGGCTGCCTCGGGCCGGACGAGGAGCACGAGGATCGCCCCGGCGAAGCCGAGTATGGCGAGGGTAATGAAGGCGAGGGTGACGGCGGTCTTGTTCATCATTATTTCAGACCGTCGACTGCCATCGTTTTCCATAGGTCAAATTGGCGGTCGTTTCCATTGAGGTGCTTGGTGACGAGGGGGTGGGATTGTTCAACCTCCTCGTTGCTGGTGAGGTGGCGGTAGTAGCCAGCGCCGATCAGGGCGATCCCCCGGCCAGGTGATTGAATGCGTATCATTTCGAACTCTCCTAAGGGTTGGTTTGGGATGGGTGTTGTGGCCGCGCCGGATGTTGCGGAGACACCTGTCGGCGCTGCGGACGTGTGGGCATTGATCCAAACGAGCGGGTCCTGCACGTGGCCGCTCAAGACGCCCGTGATGTCGTCGCCAATTGTGTAGTGCAAATGTCGGCCGGTCTGCGCTGTGCCGGTCGCGCCGATTGCCGCCCCCACGGATTCGCCGCGATTGACGTAGACCCCGATGGCATAGGTTGACGGGGTAGCGAGGTGGCAGTATCCGCTGTACTTGCCATCGGCGTGCTGAAGCACGACGATGTTACCGAGGGCCGCAGACCAGATCTTGCGGACGATGCGGCCACGGGCCACGGCGAGGGCTGGTAGGCCGCCCGGGGCGGTGTCCTGCCCGCGGTGGGGGCCGCTGCGCCCCTTTGTTGCTCCATATCGGTCGCCACGGGACGACGGATATGGCTCAGAGTATTGGACGTAGCTCATGCGGGGCTCAAATAGTTCACGTCGAAGTAGGTATCACCATCAGTGGCGCCGATGGCTGAGGCGTTACCTACGAGGTTCATGACTCGCAATACGTCACCGGTCGTTAGCCGGGCAAACGCTGTGCCGATAGCTGATAATCCGTACAGCTCACTTTTAAGAATCATGCCTGCTGCATCCGGAGAGGTCGTGTTTCGTGACACTTGGATGGAGCGCCTGCCGTCAACATTGTTGTTGGCAATCTGATAGGCGGCGGACACGTGATACAGGCCGGTCTGGGCGATTGTCAGCGCACCGAAGTTGAACCCGCCTACACCCCGACTGATGCTCGGAGGACCCCAGATACTGTTGAGCACGGTCCAGGTGCTGTTTCCGCCATTCTGGGGACCGCCTTTTCTGACGTGGAAGCTGGGAAGCTTCCCTGCGATGGGGTACCAGCCTGCTTGAGGTAGTCCTTGCACGTTGTTCAGTGAGTGGTACGTCGCGTAGTACATCTCCGTCCAACCCGTGTCGGTGCGAACGACGACGGCCCCCTGCGCCTGAAGCGCGAGTCGATCGGCTTCTACAAATGGAGTGCCGAATATCTCATCCCGGACGGCGGCTGACGCAGCGGGAGTGAAACGGCTCTTTGCCAGCTGATCAGAAATTGACCTCGTACCTTTGTTCATGTAGTCGGACCACGGGCTCACCGGGTCATCTTCGGCGTAGATGAACACGCCCTGGGCGTCAAGTGTTCCTAGCATTTTGTACTCCTTATTGCAACAGGTCGTTGGTGCGGATGATCATGATGTCGGCGGGGTACTCGAATTTCACGGCTGTGGTACGAGCCATCTGGGTTCCACCGTCGAAGATGGTTAGGTTGACGGTTCGGCCCAGAAATACTGAGTAGTCGGCGATGGCCGTGATGGTGTTTTCTCGAGCACGGCGCTGGAACGCAGCAACAAAAGCTGCCGCCTGGCCGGGTCCCGGATACGGGCTCTCATAAGTTTCCGTAAACACCCGTGCGGGGTAGGCATTGAGGGTATGGACATCGTATTGAGTGCGATTGACGCCGACAGAATCAGTCCACCGGTACGTGAGCACTGCCGCCGTGTACCAGTCCGCGTCACGGCTGATGTCATCCGCGATGTCTTGCACGTTCACACTGGTGTCCAGAGCGTACGGCGGTTCCCAGACAGGTCGCCGGTCCTGCAAATGCCAGCGACTTTGACCGTCGGCCCATAATGACAACCCAGCGGCTTTGACCTGAGAATAGAGATATTCGAAGGAGGTAATTCCCGGCTGCCAGACCTTTAGGTCAGGGTGCAGCATTGTGTCCCTGGCTGGGCTGCTCATGTCGTCAATCTCGGTCCCTATGCGGTTCAAGACATAGTTGACCACCTCCCACAAGTACGTGAACGGCGGCGTCCATGGGGTGGCTGAGATATGTGCATCATCCTGCAGCAGTGTCTCTTGACTGGCGAGCTCAATAGTTACTTCGCCGTCGGCGTAGTTGATTCTCCGCCGACGTAACGACAGCCGACTGTGTAGCTGCGTCGGCGGCTCATAGGCTCCGCCTGATTCGTCATAGGAGTGGTAGCGAGCCTGGGTCAAGGCGTTGGCGACCTCGCCCGTGTGCATGGTACTCAAATATTCGGACAACTGACCGACCAGCTCCGCCGTCAGGCTAGCCGCCGTGTCCCGTGCTCCATAATGCTGATCTATCTGTACTTCAACGGTACGGCCTGGCAGGGGGTCCAGCGCTGTGAGGAGCGCTCGGTCCGTTAGGGCACACACCAGTGTTGCCTGTACCGATGGCGCCCACGCTTCGTCATTGCCCAGCGTGGCCGACTTGATGTCTAGCTGCAAGAATGGAGCTACGAGCCAGGCGAAAGCGGTGATGGTGCTGGGGCGTTGCGGCGCCATTACGCTACCTCCTGAAATGGGACGGATACGATGCATCGTCGACGGGTGTCGTCCAGCGTGATATCGGTTGTATCCGTGGTGATGTAGCGCATACCGGCGGCGGGGAGGTCCGTGTCAGTGAACGTGAAAATACCGGCCGTTTTGTGTGCCAGCTCGCACGCGTGAGCGGTCGCGAAGTCCAAGAAAAACAGTTCCAGGACACCCGTCAACCGACCGGCCGGGCGTAACGTGACGGCCGGGTCCGGGCTGTCGAGCAGCTCGTGGACGACGTTTCGACTGCGCCGGCTGGCCGCATAGCCCAGGACCAGCTGCGGCACGATGGTGCCCCCGTCATAGCTAATCGTGCTCGTCATCAGATGACCGGCCTTCCGGCCCGGTCGACGACGGTCGCGACGACCTTCACCGACCGGGCCTTGTCGATCAGCCTGTCCAGCGCCCGCTCGGCGGCAGCTACGTCGGCCTGCGCGGTGATCTTGGCCGTGTAGGTCTTGGCCGCTGCGGCCTTCAGGTCGGCCTCGGCGGTGGTCGTTTCGGCCTTGGCCGTCACCTTCGTGCCGCGCTCCTTGTCCTCCGTCGCCTTCAGCTTCTGCTCGGCCTCGGTCAGTTCGGGCTTTACTTCGACCGACACGGAGAGGTCGGTCGCGAGGGTGCCGTCGATCGCCGCGTTACCGGCGTTGGCGGCGGCGGTGAACTTGGTGTTGAAGTCGGTGATCATCGCGTCGCCGCCGGAGAGGATCGACGCGAGCATGGGCGCGAAGTCGATGCCCTGGTCGACGAGGTATTGGTAGGCCTCGGGGCTGAGCCGATCCTGCGCGGTCTGGAGGTTCGCGGCATACCCGATCGCGGCATCCATTCGCACCTGGATGCTCGCGAGGTAACCGGCTGGGTCGATCGCTTTCTCTTCAGTCGCGGCGAAGTCTTCCCAGCTCCCAGCAGCGTCGTCGATGCCGGACTGGATATCGTCTATCAAGTCGTTTTTCAGCTGGAGTTCGGGGCCTCCGACCGCTGCCCAATCGGCTTCTTGTTGACGGGCTTCCTCCGTGGCCTTGGCAACCTTTTCGAGTGAAGTCTTCTGCTCCTCGAGAGCGGTGACCTTGGCCGCGGCATTGAGGTCGTACTGGTTGTACTGGGTGACGTTCTCTCGATAGTGGTCATTCTCTTCATCGATCAGATCCTGCACAGCTGCGATCTGGTCTTCGATGTTGGCCGTTCCGCCGGCGTAGGACTGAGCGAGATCTTTGAACGGGATATCGAGCTTCTCGGCCTGCGCGCGGATCTTCGACAGGCTGATCTCGCCGTCATCTGACTCGGTGGCAAGGTCCTTGAGCCTGTCGGCGATATACCCGATGGATGCTCCACCGCTGGTGCCCGTATCGATCAGGTCGGTAGCGAGGTCCTTGACGCTCTGCCGGAATTCTTCGTTGTCGACGTTCGCCTGGTCGAGGGCGGTCATGATCAGTCCGATGCCGATTGCGCCGGCGGCGCCAGCCGCTGCGCCGATCGGGCCGAGGCTGGACACGACGCCGCCGAGGGTGCCCTGGATGGCATCCCCGAAGCTCGACGCCGAGCCGTCGAAAGACGAGAACGTTTCGGCGGCATTCTGCTTGGCTTCGTTGCCCAGCTCCTGCAGGTCGCGTTTGGCGGCGCTCGTGCCGTCGGTCATGTTGCGCTTGAGCGCTCCGCTGCCGTCCGACGAGGCCCGGGCCATGGATTTGCCTAGCTCTGTTTGTTCCTTGGCGAGGTCTTCCGTCTCCCGCTGCGCGCCCTCCATGGCCTTTTCGAGCTTGTCTCCGGCTTTGTCGCCGTCGCGGGCTACGTCGTCGAGGGTGTCGGAGGCGTCTTCGAGGGGCTTGATGACGCCGGTCTTGACGCCCTTGGAGAATTCGCGGGTGTCGGAGGCTACTCCGATGCTGATGCCCTTGGCCATGCGTTATCTCTTCTCAATCAGTTCGTAGAACGTGCGGACGGTGGTCTGTACCCAGAGGGCGGCGATCCGTGGTATGACTTCGGCGACGGCAGGGAACACGACGTAGCCGGTCGCCTTGCGGGGGCGGAGCTGATGCTGGGTGCGGCGGGTGACGTTGAACTGCTTGCCCTTCACCGACCGGGCGGCGTAGGTCCGTTTGACGCCTTGCTCGGCTCCGAACTCGACGCCGCCGTAGCTCTCCGAGGGTTTGAGTCCCCCGGAGAGGGTCTTACCGATCGCCGCCGACTTCAGTGTCACGTTCTGGTCACTGACGGCGACACGAGCGGTGTTGGCAAGCACGCGGGCTTCGAGTCGGGTCGAGGTGTTCTCGGCCACGGCTTTCTGCCAGGCGGGCTGGATGACGGCTTTGGTCTGCTGGCGGATCTGCTTGGCGACCTCACGGTCGAAGCCCTTCATGGCGACGATGACGGCCTGCAACTCCTTCGAGTTGAAGACGCTGATGCTCGACGCCATGAGGGGCTCCTGCCGGTGTTGGTTAGGCGTAGGTGAACGAGGCGGTGGTGGTGGACTGGCCGGAGGCGTTGGTGACCTTGACGGGCTTGGACCCGGCTGCCTGTGCGGGGGCGACGGCGACCAGCAGCGAGTCGGAGATCTTGGTGAAGCTCGACGCGGTGAGGGTGCCGAAGAAGACGGCGGTCGCGCCGAGCAGGCCGGAACCGGTGATCTGGACGAGGGTGCCGCCGGCAATGGGGCCAGTGGTCGGGGTGGACGTGGCGAGGATGGGGATGCCCGAACCGGCGGCGATCTTGATGGGCTTGCCGGTGACGGGCAGCGTGACCGAGCCTTCCGCGACGGCGTTGCCCGCGCCACCGATCGGTCCCGGGGTGAGGGTAACGACGGCCTGGTAGCTGGGGCCACTGCCGCTTTTGGGCTTGAAGATCATGGTGACCTGCGAGCCCTCGTTCATGTACAGGTAGTCCGAGAGGCTGCCGACCGTTTCGTGGTCCTGTGCGTAGTTGATCCCGGCGACCCAGTCGGCCATGGGCATGTCGCTGTAGGACGCGCCGGGGCTCATCCCCTTGAACACGACCGGCGACGCGGATGGGGTCAGGGTGACCGAGGAGACCTGCTTTTCGAAGTTGTCCGCGCCGATCTGCACGAGCACGTCTTTGAGGACGATGGGGTTGGGACTGATCTGGGTCATGGCTATTCCTTCTTTGAGATGAGGGTGAGGGTGATGTCGTAGGCGAGGCGGGTGCCGTCGAGGACCTTCTCTGCGGTCGTCCAGGCGATGCCGAGGCCGTCGAGTGCGTGGATGAGGGTGTTCACCTGATCATCGAGCGCGTCTTCGGCTTTCTCGAAGTCGTCGTGCGGGGAGCTGATCGTGACCGTGAAGCCGATGTCGTGCGCGCCCTGGGGAGCGGCAGCGGTGCGCTCGATGCGGGTTTGCTTGAGCATGACCACCACGGTCGCCGGGCTGTCGAGGGTGACCTGGTACGGGACGATGCGCCACGCGAGCGGGAGCAGCGGCTTGAGGAGCTCAGCGAGCACGTGGCGGGGCGCGGCGCCCATCAGCCAACCGCCGGGACTGCGGTCACGGGGCGGATGATCTGCTTGATCATCCAGTCGAGCGGGAAGGGTCGCATGACGAAGGTGTCCTCTCCTTGACCGCCGGATGCCGGGTCGACCTTGCCGGCGTTCCAGAGGTTGCGTGCCTGCATGAGTTGTGCTCGTAGGTAGTTCAGGGGTGGGTGTGCTCCCTCGGCGAGCTTCGGGCCGTAGGCGACGACCTGCTGCCGCGCCGACCAGAGCAGCTCGTACAGCCACGAGTCGAACCCGGGGGCGTCGCGCCAGTCGTCCCGGCACGATTCGAGGGTGTGCCAGCCGTCGTCGATGTCGGCGACCAGGCGCACGGCGGGGACACGCTCGCGCGTGTCCGCCGTCGTGCTGCTGAGGGTGAGCCGGAGGGAGTAGATGCCGGCTATGGCGAACGGGCTGGTGCCGGGCCATTCGACGACGATGGTTTCCGGGCCGAGGGTACCGAGGAATCCCGGCCCGTCGACGAGGACCCCGGCGGGGTCGTAGAGCTTCACATCGACTTCGTCGAACGGGGCGAGGTCGATGGGCTCCTCACGGCGGACAGGCTCGATGACGAGGTCTTGCGCGGGGATGTCTCCGACGTAGTAGCCCATGATCGTGCCTGTCCTTCCGGGGTGTGTGGGGCGGGTGCTGCCGGTGGTTAGACGGTGGCGGCGGTGACGAGCTGGAGGCCGGCTGCATCGTTGACGACGACGCCGGCGTAGCCGAATGCGGCCTTGTCCACGCCACCTCGGGCGAGGTCGAGCGCGTCGACGCGGATCGGGACGCCGGGCAGCTCGTAGACCGTGACGGCCTCACGGGCACCGACGAGGACCTTTCCGGCGGCGATGCTCGCAGACGGTCGGATGATGAACCCTTCCAGCGATCCCTCCTCGAGGCCGAGGGCCGCGTTGAGGTAGCCGATGACGTTGGACTGGGGCATCTTCACCATCTGCTTCCAGAGCGCCGTGGCGACCAGGGCGAAGGTGGGCAGCGTGCCGGCGGTGACCAGCGCGGTCGCGCCGTCGATGATCGCCGATGCGGCCGACCCGATGGTGCCGCCGGTCGCGCCGGGCAGCGTGCTGAGCGCGTCCCCGGCGAGGGCGGTGGCACCGGCGAGAACCTTGGTGGCGACCTTGCCGTCGGCCCAGCGGGCGTAATCCTCAGTCACTGCGGCGGTGTAGGACTCGAAGAATCCCGGGACGTTGAAGTCCACGAACTCGCGGGCGATGTCGTGACCGATCGCGTACCGGTCGGCGCTGCCGGTTACCGGGGCGACGACGAGCGTGTTCGACGGCACGTTGCCCTTGTTGCCGAGCCAGTCGCCGCCGGCGGGCTTGGTGGTCCACTTGAACCCGTTCAGCGTGAGCGAGGTCAGGTTCTCGTGGGCGAACAGCGGGAGGACCTGCTGGCGGTAGTGCAGCGCCGACCAGGCCTCACCGATCCACTGCGGCTGGGTGATGGTCGGGGCGAGTCCGCCGGTGCCGTCGAACTTCACATCGGACAGCGCGGCGAACATCGACGCACCGTTGTTGGCCTGGAGGGCTTTGCGACCGGTGTCGTCGAGGGTGCCCTGGTTCGCGGCGAAGAGGAGGCCTGCCATGTCGCGGAGGGACAGCGGGCGGTCGGTGGTGGCCGTGGTGGCCGCCAGAGTGTTGGGTACGGTTGCAGCGGGCACGGCGGGGTCCTGTTCTGTGGTGGGGTCGGTGATGGTGGTGGTCGTGTCGATGGTCGTGGTCGACCCGTCGATGGTCGTGGTGGTGACGGTTTCGCGGATGCGGGTCAGCCCGTTCTCGTCGGTAAATTCCTCGGAGGTCTTCTCGACCGTCACCACCGGGCCAGACGCTGCGGCGGGTGGTGGGTCGGTGGGGAGCGTGCCGACATCGGCAGCCATGAGCGAGGCCGAGGGGAATGCGCCCTTGGCGACGAACGCCGCGCCGAACAGCTTCCCGGCGAGTAGCTGGCCCTTGCGGATGACGGTGTCGGCGACTTCGACGGACAGGTTGCGGCGGGCGGTTGGGGAGTCGGATTCGATCTCGGCGAGCAGCGCGTCACCCTCGGGGTTCTTACCAACGACGAAGCTCGCGACGAGGCCGGCGGCGGTATCGACGGCGGTCAGGAACCGGGCGACGGGGTGTTCGCGGCTGTGGTCGGTGTTGGCGGCGAGCACGGTCACGTCGGCGGGGATCGTGACGACGCCGGGGGCGACGGTGAACTTGCCGAGGTTGGTGTTGCCGACCTCGCCGTAGGGCAGCAGCAGCCCGGAGACGATGCGGTCTTGCCGGTTGGCGGTGAGCGTCCCGGCCTCGATCTGAGCGGTTGTCATGGTGTTAGTCCTCCTGGATGGGGCCGGTGGCGGTGGGCAGGTTGTAGGCCTCGTACTTGTCGAAGCGGGAGCGCTGGCCGCGCGGGAGCACGTCGTCCATGGACAGGCGTGCCTCGATGGGGTCAGTCCAGAACGGCAGGTCGAACTCGTAGAAGCTGTTCTTCTCGCCCTGCGTGGTGGAGTACGTCAGCGAGTCGACACCGGCGGTGCCGTCGAGCATCGACGCGCGTACGTTTAGGAATGAGCCGACATCGGTGCGGACAGCGTTGCGGCCCTCGACCATCAGGTCGGCACTGACCTCGCCGTGGGTGCGGATCTCTAACCCGGACGGGGTGTAACCAATCGCTCCGTTTTCGCTTCGCCGGGCGAGGCTCCACGCGTCGACGAACGCGGGGATCTCGGTGGTGTCCATTGCGTCGTCGGTCTGGTGCAGTTCGATCAGGGGGATAGGGTTGCGCGCTCGTCCGACCCATGCGGCCTCTTGGTCGCGGGCACCCTTCAGGGTGCGGTTAGCGATGTTCAGCAGGCCCTCGAACGGGAAGTTGAAGAAGATCACGTCGGCGGCGTCGACCGGCTGGTCGTGCACGAGGATGCCGCCGTCGACGATCTTCCAGTCGCTCATCGGGCAGTACGCCGCGTGGAGGATTGGGCGGCGTCCGCTGGAGTCGGGAGCGCCGCGCTCGACAAGCCACAGCGCGTAGCCGTAGAAGATCCCGTCGTCGACGGTCCAGACCATCCGCTCGTAGGGGGTGACGTTGCCGTTCGTGCGGAACATCCATGACGGCTGCACGGCGACGAGCCCGGCGGTGTCGAGGGCTCGGAGCGGGAACTTGGCAATGGTCGACACGAGCAGGTTGCGGGCCTTCGACACGGCGGGGATGGTGATTGCCTCGGCGCGGCTGAGCGGGAGCGAATCGATCAGCTCCGCACCGTAGATGTCGGAGAGCACGACCTGTGTCAGGCTGTGCTCTCCGCTCGCCCAGGGGGACGTGACGCCGAGATCAATCGACGACGCGAGAAAGTCAGACGCGCGCTTTCCGACTCCGAGTCGATCCAAGATTCCCATGTAGAGAATGCTCCGGACTCCGTGGGGCATTGATGGAATCGGCGGCGTGTCGCTCCTCACGCAGACGCCGGTTTTTGGCGACTTGACGGCGGAATTCCCAGTCGTCGGGGTGCACGTTTTCCTCGTGCTTTTCGCCGGCGCGTTCGCCTTCCTCGCGGTCCCAGGCGAAGGCGCGCCAGTGGCCGCACTCGTCGCAGTAGACGACGACGGAGACGGGTGATGGATCGAGTCTGATAGTCATGCGGTGTTCCCCTACTTGCCCATGATCGGTGTGGTGCTGCTGGCTTTGCCGGCAAAGTGTTGGTCCCAGTTGCGCAGCGCCCGTGTCGCTGCGTCGAGGGTGGTGATGTCGGGTAAGACCGTGGACTCGCCGGAGCGTTTCGGTGTCCACAGCCACACGCCCTGGTCTCCGCGCACTTCACGCTTCGCGGCGTTGTCGACGGCGGCGTTCAGGCCGGGGTCATCGAAGTGAATGAGGTTGTTACGTTCGAGCTCGCGGAGGATCTGCACGCATCCGGCGGCAATCTCGCGGTACGTCTGCACCCGGAGGCGCGGGCGCGGCGTGAGGAGCTGCATTTCGGTGGCGGTGGCTTTGCCCTCGCCGATGTCGTCGTAGGCGATGGTGCTGCCGCGGTACTTGCGCGTGAGCTCCTGCGCACGGATCGGCATCCAGTCCGTGCCGGATCGGTGCTCGATGATCTCGACGTAGGCCTTGCCCCGGGAGTTGCGCCATGCAGCGGCCAGGCATGCGACACCGCCGCCGGGCTTGATCGCCATGCCGAACGCGACGCGTGCCGGGATGGGCACGTGTCGGCCAGCGGTGGCGTTGGCCCAGAGGGTCGGGTCGATCGCCCGGGTGCCGAAGGTCTCCGGCCAGAGGCTGAGGTATTCGCGGGCCCACTGCGGTTTCGGCAGGGCCCGCCAGTTCTTCCGCATCTTCTCCAGCGTGGTCAGGGTGCCGATGCCGGGGTGGTGCTGCTTGAGCAGCTCCATGGCCTGGTCTTCGTCTTCGATGACTTCCCACGATGTGTCCTCCGGGGCGCAGTAGTCGACGCCGCCGATATCGGGGGACGCGTTGCGGAGGCGGTCGAGGATGTCCCAGAGCACACCGACACGAGCCTCTCCGGCGGTGCCGCTGATCACGATTGCGGAATCCATTTTCGTGTCCTGGAGCGGGACGATCCCGGCGAGTAGCTCGGCGCCCTCGGCGGGGTCGATCTCCTGCGCCTCGTCGAGCCAGGACACGTCGGCGGCTTCACCACGGTAGGCGTCGGCCTCGGGCTTGAGCACGAGAAACGACGAGCCGTTGTCGAAGTAGATTCCCTTCCCGACTTCGCCGCGCATGATGCGGAACCCTCGACCCTGCGGGGTGGCAGAGGCGGGCAGCACGTCCTCACCGAACAGGGCCACGGCGCGCTGTGCTGCCTTGGTGGGGGCGCGGGGACGGCCTCGCATCCACGGCGGCAGGTTGGCATCGTCGATGGGGTTGACCGCGTCGAGGATGCCCGCCCACTCCCGGAGCCGACGACTGCCGGCGGTGCCGCTCTGCGCTGAGAACGTGACCTGGTAGCCCGGGCGGGACTTCATCCGACCGAGCAGCCACGCGAAAATCGTGGTGGTCTTGGAGGCGCGCCGCATGATCTCGACGACGTAGCTGTCGTAGGGCATGTTCAGCGCGTCGGCGATCCACAGTTGCTGCGGTTGGATCGGATGCCGCGCCGGCGTCATGGCCTTGAGCCGCGCGAGCTCGTCGAGATCGTCGAGATCTACGAGCTCCAAGCCAAGCAGCCGAGCACCCTCGAGGAACTCAATTCGAAGCTCGGCCGAGTCCGAGAACCCTCCGTCGTAGTTCGGGTGAATCCCCCGGTCACGTACCGTTTCCCACAAGTAGAGAGAGAAATCCTTGCTGCCCTCAGGCGGAGGTATGGACGATCTGTCAAAAGACTCGATCGACGGCGCGACGATGGTCATCGGACGCTCCGAGTGCCGACGCGACCGCCACAGATGCACTCGTGCTCGTCGACGTGATCGACCGCGAGGTAGCAGCGGCATCGGCTCGACCAGTGCTGATCGCGGGGGAACCGGAGGGCGCACACCTCGGCTACCATGCGCGGCGTCCGAGCGCGGTGCGCTTGGCTACGTTGGTGACTGCGGCGCCCATCTTGCCACCGGCCCGGAGGTTGCACTTGGCATGGGCGGGGCCGGTGTTGGCCGGCGTCGTGCGTCCACCCTGACTCGCAGGTTGGATGTGCGCCACGTGCCACGCCTGGCCACGCTCGACCAGGTGGCCACAGCCCTCGACGCACGGCATCGGCAACCGCGCCTCGATGCTGGCCCGGATCTTCGGGCTCGCGGTGGTGTGCTTCGTGCGGCGGTGGTGCTGGCTCATGACTGAGCCATGGTGACTACTCGGGCAGGAAGATCCTGTCGAACTCGTCTTGACTCATCGACTCCAAGTTCTCGAGACATTTGTCGAGCACGTCGCCCGACTCCAACACCGGCGCCACGTCGACCCCACGCATCGTCAACTCGGTAATCATGTACGTGACGCAGTCGTCGACCGTGGCGTGAGCGGGTGCGCAGGCCGTCAACGAGGCGAGCACGAGCAGCGGCAAGGCGAGCACGAGCACTCGGGGATGTTTCATACCACGAGACTATCGCCCAGCCAATCCACAGGATGACCGCGACCGGCACAGCGAACCAGACCGGCAGCGTGTCGACGGGCATCATGAGCTGCGCCGAGCTGCTCGTGATTCGTGGACCTGGTCCATGGCTCGTTCGGCGCTGAAGGTGCGCCAGAAGATCCCGTGGCTGATGCGCTGCCCGATGCTCAGCGGCTGGCGTTTGACCAGGGCGTGCAGTATCCCGGCGCGCCCGATCGCCAGCGGCCACTCGACGGCGAGGAACGCCCCGATGGTCGACCAGGTCTCGACGCGTTTGGTCAGCATGTTGGCTCCATCGTCGGCGCGGCCTGCTCGTTTGCGAACGCGAGGGCTGCGGCGTGAGTGGGGAAGAATGCGCCGACCTCGGTCGTGACGCACGTGGCGTACCATCCAAGCCCGTAGCCGATCCCTCGGGCCGCTCCAGCCCGCTCGACGCGCCAGCGTTGACCTGACGCTCTCGGGAACGGGGCGGGGGTCGGTGTCGTGGGCACTGTGTGGCTCCTGTCCTTGGCCGCTTTGGCTTTTGGTATCTGAATGTGGATCATGCAGCTCATGCGGTCTCCTGATAGCTGGGTGGGCGTTTGCCGCAGACGGCGCAGCATGAGCCGTCCGCGACGAGGTCGTGAAGGTGGCCGAGGCGTCCGCAGCCGACCCAGTAGGGTCTCGGCGCGGCAGACGCGGCAGCGTCCCGGAGGGAGTCGCCGGAGGCGTCCGTGTTGCTCTCGTGCGCTTGCGCACGTTCAGGAACTAGAGCTGTTTTCTTAAGTGTGGTTAAGTTAGTTCTCTTAGTTCCTAGGTGAACCTCAGTTGTCACCCCGTTTGTCACCCCGTGAGTACCTGTGGAAAACTCTGTCACCCCGTGGAAATCGCTCCATTCGTTGAGCGCGTCGGGGTTCGGAACGTCCTCGCCGTCTTCGGGCAGGGGTAGCTCTGGCTGCCCGAACTCGCGGGCGTATCCAAAGTTCAGGTCGTAGACCGTAGGGCGGCGGTCTGCCCTGATGTGGGCCAAGATGCGTTGGTCGCCCTTGTGGATGAGTTCGGCGGTCTCAAGCTCGCGGAGGGCCCGCATGATGCTGCGGCGGTCCACCCCGAGTTCGGTGGCGACCTCCCAGCTGTTGCGGTAGGCGGCGGTGCCGTCCTGGGCTGCGACGTTGGCCAGCTTAAGCAGCATGCGGATGGCGAGCGGTTTGGCCACGTCGTACGCGAGGGAGTCCATCCACGCGGAGGCTTGCCAGCTCATGAGGCAAGCAATTCATCGATGCTGAAGTCAAGGCACTCCGAGAGCGCGTGGAGGGTAGTAACCTTTGGCAGCGCATCGAAGTTTTCGAGACGCACCATGGTGTTGACGGAGACGCCGGCGTAGGCGGCGACCTCTGATCGCGTGAGGCAGCGTGCTTCTCGCGCTTTTCGTATTTTCGCGCCGGGGCTCGTTTTTGGCATATCGCAATTAGAACACAGACGCACCCACTTGCGCTTGCACGGTCTCGTCACATATCATTTCTGGCATGTCGCAAAAAACATCAGTTCACATCTGGATGCCCAACGGGCGCAACCTTTGCGACAGGCACGACAGATCGACCGCGACACCTGTCGAGGATGCCAAGCTGCCGCTGTGCGGGTCATGCGTGATCGTTGCGGAGACCCTGTACCGTCATGCGCTCCGGCTCTTTGAGCGCCACGAGGCACCCGCCATCGATCCATTCGCGGCCACCGAGTTACTTCGTACCACGGGATGGACGAGGAGCTTCAACCTAGACGAGCTCCTGGAAAATCTTGCGAAGGCTTCATATTCGTACCCGACAGTTGAAACTGGAGAAGCATTATGACAATCACAATGAACCGAACCGTAACCTGGGGGGACGCGCTCGTCGTGGCCGCATTCCACTCCCCCGGTGGCCTCAAGTCGGCCGTGACCGCTATCGCACGCGAGGTGGGCCCACACATTGGGAACCGAAACACGTTCGCAAAGCTGCTGCGGGTCACGAGCCCGACAGACCTCTCGGAGAAAGACCGCTGGAGGGCATGGCTCCTGTTGGCTGCATTTGGTGAGGATCCCCGCGACTGGGGGATCCTCGACCAGGTCGTACCGACCTCGATTGACCGGCCTGCCTTGCTGGAACGTCTTACTGTGCGCCCGAAGGGATTCGAACCCCCAACCTTCTGA